TCAAATATGAATAGCATCATTCCATAAATCAAATATTTGCTTTTCATCTAGATGCAGAACATCAGTTAAAAATTTCCACCAATTATCATTATCCAACGAAAAACTTTGTGTTTCCAGAATGTAATTGCGAATCTTGATTAATTCTATACCAGTCATAGCATTTTCAGCAGCTGCAACCAATGCTGCCTTATTTTTATCCAAACTGATTTCCAGCTGGGAAAGCATCTGCATACGGGACAAAGTTCCGGCACTCCTGCGTTTATTCTGTAAGCGTAACTGTGCTGCATCAGCTTTTTCTACCCAGCTATTCGCTTTCTCTGACCATTGATGATAAATATCAGGGCACGGCATGGTGGTAACAGTGGCAGGTAATATGCCCGGTTCATTAATTGCTACTACTTCGCCGGTTTCCTTGCTGTACACCGTTTCGCCCCGATGATCTTCTATATATTGCCAGTTATAGCCTGTCCATTGTGCAATAAAGCCTTTTTTAAGCACCGGTTCTTCAACCTGAATACATAGTCTGGGAATTAGATAATGGCCGTTATTTTCCAAAGGATCCAAGTCTGCTGTAGTCATGCCAACAAAGTAGTTGTTTTCGTCTAATTGGCATACAGGAATAGTTTGTGTATAGATTTCCATTTTTTATTCCTTAAACTTTGATACAGGCTAAAAGTGTTACGTTGCGCGGGCGTGTCATTGTAAAAAAACCATTCCAATAAGTTGAATTTGCACCACCATAAGGCGAAGTCCAATATCCTTCTGGCCAGTTACCAATCCAATCATCACCATAATTGCGCGCTTCTTTACACATACCTACAATGTTAAATACCTCTTTACCAGCAGTATCATCATGACAAATAGGTGTTCCTGTTTGCCAGCTACCAAATGAGCGCCCACTATCAACATTACGTCCATCATCCCAGCAACGCAAAAATTCTCCACGTAAATCTGGCAAATTAAAGGTAGTTTTACCATCTCCTGCACCAAATCGTGTACCGAGAGCTGCAAATAGATTTGCGTATGTTGCACGTGATATGGCTGCACCATTAGCCTTTAACCAGCCTGTGGGTGCCCAGTCAATGGCAAAATAATGAACTGCACCAACAGGTGTAACATTTATATCCATACTACCATCAAACGGCACACCATTAATTTTTCGTACTGTTTTCAATCTGGATGCGGTATCAGCAGTTTTAGCGGTACCATCCTTATCCAGCTTGCTGTCATTCAGTGCTTTGCCCTGTCGTGCGGATAATGCTGAAAGTTTGTCATTAGAATTCAGCGTGTCAATTATCTTGGTTACGCCGGCAACATCGGCAGTTGCGGCTGCTGGCGTACTTGATGCTATTAACATTTTTATTGCTGTTATTACCTGATTCTGTGTGGCCTTTTCCGGCTTGATGCCAGCTGCGGCCAGAATGGCAATTAATTCAGTCTGCACCTGATTCAGCCAGCTTGCTGGCAATACAGTGCCCAGTTCGTTTATTCCGTTACCATCATGAAACAGTCCGTCTTGCGTATCAATTGGATACATTTTTTATTTGTCCTTATATGTAAATCGTATGTCAGTAAATGCTGGTTTTAGCTCTTTTAATACACTTTCAATAATGACATCACCATATGCTGTCAATCTATCGCCAGCCGTTGACATCCCTGCACGAAAGTGGGTTGCGCGACTATCGGCATTTTTAATGTTTACCCACCATACCCACATAATGTCTTCACGTGCCAGTCTGTCACCGGCTCGGCTGATACCTACACGGAATGGCTGCGGCTCGGTTATGGTGATATCGTAGCCAATTGAAGCGGCCATCTGCATAAAATAGGGAATACTCAAGCCACCGGTTTCGTTAATTTTGGTGATCACTGCCAGTATTCTTTGCTGGCCGTTTTTGCCAGTGCTGTCCAGATTGAGCAGTTCTTCCCAGCGCACGATATAATTTCCGGATGTACGTGGGTCAATAACACCCAATTTACGACGGGCAGCATTTTGTACTTCATCCAGACAGTTGCCATCAATTGTGGCAGTATTTCTTACTGCCGGTGCAGTACGGTTGTATGCAACAGGGGGTAATAATCCCAATAAAGTATTGACGTAACTCATAGTAAACTCACATCAACCTTACCCAGCATAAACCATTCAATCTTTTTGCTTGTCTCTGCGATTAGATTGGCTGCTGGCTGAGTCATCTTGCGATCGATCACACCAGATACATCACTGATTACTGCTTCCAGCTGGGATGCAATCACGCTATCACCAGGCTTTAAAGCGCTGAAATGTTCCTGCAAGGCCTGTCGAATATCTGCAGCCGCCCTGTCAAGATTTGCATCGGACAAGCGTACTTTAACTTTAATATCAACTCTGGTGACATCGGGCTTGATGACAAAGCTGTTTTTAGCCGTTACCGGTCGCACTGAATCAATATAAGCCTGTACTTTGCTGACTATCTCATCACTGGGTAAATTATTATTACTGGTAATGACAATATCTACCGTACCAAGCCCGCGGCGTAATGGGTATACATATGCACTGGTAACGCCGTCCACGCTCAATGCCCAAGCACGATAGTCATATTTATTGCCTCCGGCAGGTGGCCGACGTAATAAATCCAATAAACGGTTCAGTAATGAAGTATCGCTTTCAACATCAGTACCACCGGTAGCTTGTATGATTTCCACATCGCTGGATACACCTATCGGTGCAGCCATAAATTGTGCTGCTTTATTATGCTGATTTGATGCAGCACCGGCCTCATGCGCCTGTATGGATAAAACAGCAGTACCCTCATTACCAATCACTGCCTGTTGCTGCACAGTATATAAATGTTCACCACATATAATTTGTAATTTTGCTTCAATTAATGATCCCGGAATACCACGAGCAATAGCTGTTCCGCTGGCAGAAGTAGCATGTTTACGGCGTATACCACGCAGATTACAATGTCTCTCTAGAAATTCTGTGTCCGCAGTATCCGGAAAAAACTGTCTTAATATCCATGCCTGATGAGCATATTGTCCCGTGGCACAACTGGCCAGACTGCTGGCTCGAATATAATTATCACTATCTGAAGAAACATCAGCTTGGGGGTTTAATGAAACCATATCACGCAAAATAGCGTGGCGTATTTCCTCAAATGTTGGAATATTGTGCATTTTCAAAATCCATTTAATTATTTTTTTAAATTACTTTAACCGGACACTCAAATATAAATTTTTCTCCAGTTAATTGCGTTACCTGTATATTCAAATTCAGCATGCCATTATGTGGTTGCATGGTGGCGACAGAAATATCTGCCGCACGCCCATCATCAATAATTGGCTGTAAAGCCTGTTGCGCATACTGTTTGGCTAGCAAGCTAACTGATTGCAAATCTTTTTCCCGTTCAAGCGTATACAACAGTGAGCCTAATTTTTTATCCGCCCAATAGCTACCCAGCGGTGTCATCAGACGCAGATAAACTGCATTTTGTAAGTGATTTATAATCTGTCCGGTGTAATCACCTGTTCTGGTGTCTATTTCTCTATCCATAAACTACTCCGGTTATGTTATTGTTATAGTTTACTAAAATAACTATTTTTATCTGAAGCTGAAGAGCTTCAGCAACTATCAGACAGGCTTGCCCACTCTGACTGCATGATCATGCCCGGCCAGGCTGATTCCACTGGCTTTAACATCGCCGACAGTGGTATAGCTACCGTTAGTTTGTACAATATTGCCTGAAAATGTTGCTCCTTGCCCTCCTTTGATATCCATTCCGCCATTACCATTGATTTGGCCTGCGGCAGTGATTTCCTGCGAGCAATTAACATTCTGGGCACTGATATTCACTCCCGCCTGAGCATCGATATTAATGCCAGCCGCTGCCTCAATTTTTACTCCTGCCGGTGCTTTAATATTTAAAGTTTCACAATCAATCTCAATCAGTTTGCCATTTTTTAAGGTAATAGAGGCGCCAGACTGGTTATAAACAGCTACTTCTCCTGCAGCCAGTGCTTTAATCCGGTATTCACCATGCTCAGTGGCAATGATAATGCCATGACTGGTCTGACCACTTAAAGGCAAAACAATAGCTTCCGAGCCCACGGGCGGATTACTGGTAAAACCAAATTGCTGTATCTGCTCCACATCCTGTAAAACCTCATCGGCCAGAGCTGCTACCTGAGCAGATTGTATCGGCTGAGAGGCATTTACTCGTGTCAGCCTGCCTCGAAAAGCCTGCCGGACTGAGCTGGTGGTATTATTAATTGTCGTTCTGGTTTTATTTACCAGCTTCGCAACATAACTCATCTGACTCTCCAATTAAAATTTATTCCGATTAAATATATACGCTGTTATATCTTGACCTGTTTTATCTGCCGGTTAGTCACACCTTTACGTTTTCCTTTACGTGATCGTGCTGCTGCGGATTTTTTAACATAAGCATCCGGCGTCCATATTCCATCCTCTTTTAAGCGCAGTTCAGTCAGCGTGCCGCCACTTCGATTCAGTAAAAAACGGCGTCCCATCAGAAAAAAAATGGCATCTATTTGCTGGTCTTCATCAATCACATGCACACGTTGCCCGGGTTGCCACAGCAGGCCATCCTGAGTTTTATGATCTGCAACCGTAATGGTTAAAGTGAAACCTTCCAGACGCCAGTCAGAAAGCATTTTTTTTGCCTGCACCTTCAACTGTTCCAGATTTTCTGCATCTCCGATTACTACTGTTTTCGGCTTGTATAAAACCATTGTTTCGTCTTTGTATACCCATTTCAAATCGTGTTTTGACGAATTGGCATAACGCGTATGACTTTGGCCAAGAAAGGTAACTTCCGAGTAACGATTTTCAGTACTATACTCAATATGAATACTTTGAATATTACGTCGGCGATCATTTTTACTGTGGCACAAGGTTGCCACTGGCGGGCTGGCATAATCAGCACCACCAACAACCAGCGTACCATCTGGTTCCAGCCACACATGCAGGCCTGCCTTATAGGCAATTTTGCTCAATGCCTGCCATGCAGTTTCCCCGGGTTCGATATCCACTTTGTCCAGAACCGGATTTTTTTCGGCTTTTAATATCACCTTTTTGATTTGTGGCCATGGTTCAACTATCTTTTGTGCAGCAGCTAAAACATTCATTCCTTTAACATTAATTTGTTTGACACTGCAATCCACCAATAAACCGGCAAGGTCACGGCCATTAAAACCGATACTATGGTTGTTTTTATCAACCATTTCATTCTGATGGCCAATGATTCCGGTCATAACCAACTGGTTATTAATTAATACCTCACATTGCAAGGAGCTATAGTCGGCCAGAACACCCTGATTTTGAGAAACATTGGTTTCAAAACTGAAGGCATCAGCAGGAATCAGAAAATCACTGTCAATATCATAGCTAAGCCAGTCTTTATGTTCTTTCCCCCCTATTCGCACTACCACTTCATTGCCATATGGATAAGGCAACATTTCAGTTTCATTTAACATAATAATTAATCCACTCATTACGCTGGATAAATGATAGATGGCACAAATGAGGATTAAGGCGCATTAATTCATTTGCCCGCTCAATATCCCGATAAAGTAAATATGCCAACTGATGAATGGTGCCGTTAATATCTGCTTTTCTGGTACGCATTGGCGGTTTCTGATTAATGACGGCCAAAGCATAGTCATTAAATTGTGCGGCCATATTGGCCAGCAACTGAATCATTATCGTCGTTTGCGTATAAATATTGGCAGCATTAATGCTTTTGACATTATCAGCATAATCATAAGTTTCACGTAAAATATCTATTAATTTTTGAATACGCAGACGAAGATTATTATTTATATACAGCAACTCATTTGCTGTCACTATGTCACTATTCGCTTCAATCATCGTGACGGTATTCTGCATCAAAGCACCAATACTCAAGAATTGCAGAATCTGGGCAATCGGTTGCATCTGAATATCAGCAATCTTTTGTACATGATTGATCGCCTCTTCCTCAGTTTCCTGTCTATCCTGACTATACAGAATATTATCAGGCAATTTATTCAGGCCATCTACACGGTTACTGACAGAATCAAAAGTCTGTCTGGTACTTAAACTGCCAGTAGCAAACTGTGTATCACTCGCCAGACCTGTTGTCACCATTGTGGCTACAGAATGAATCAGTCTGCTGACGTCCTGACTGTAAGATGCAGAAGAAAAAGCTTTACTAGTCAAATACTTCATGGGATCCAGATCGAAAAAGCGGCGAACACTGCCAGCTACGCCACACAATGCGGCAAATACACCATTTGTACTGCCCCATAAAGACGAAACTCCCTCCCGAATGCTTAACAGCGTTTCAGAATACCCCAGTAACTGCTGTGTATACTTTTCCAGAGTATTCTGTATCTGTTCTAACTTGGCTAACCACTGATTCTCAAATAAAAATATCGGAGCTGACTCTTTTGCTTCAAAAAAAGTGATATCCAGTGCCACATAATTAACTGAATCAGCTTCAGTACGAAATGACCAGCTTGCAGCAATCATATTTTGTAACAGGCCTAAAACCGGATGAACCAATGTGCCTGCACCTGGTTCTTCCAGCACAGCCAGTAATTGTGATAACTGTGTATCAAAGCCTGCACCAAAATAGACAGCAGCAACCTGACATTGTCGTCCCTGTGTACCCAAATCCTCAATATCGGTTCCATTTGCAAACGGACGGCCATGCCGTACCAGTGCTTTCTCATTTTTATCGCTGATAGAAATGACATCAAAGGCAACATTTTTGTAACTGGCCTTTTGCAGATTATTCTTCCACATAGTCATTATTGTGCACCTCCACGGTTATACATTTCCATCTGATTGCGTGAAACCAGATTGCTAATCACTCTGCCATCAAGCGTCACCGTAAGATTATTCTGAATAACCTGTTGCTGGTTCGAGAGAATAGTAGCTATTTTGTCTAAACGTATACCCAACTCCTGTACAATAGCCTGAAAAGCATTTTGAAATTCAGCACTTTGTTGTACAAGCACAGACTGCCCAGCACCAGACTGGCTTTCTATTGCGGGAAGATTAGCCTGAATATCTCGGTACGAAAGCATCATCGCAGCAGATGGCGTCATATCAGCACTAGCTATCAGCTGATCCTTTTCACAGGCAAACACTGATTGCCCATATAATGCAGGATCGAGTCCATAAGCATTCCGAAAATCTGGTGTGTATGGCTGACTGCTTCCCATATCTGTTGTGGCTTCTATTTCTTCAGTATCTTTCTTTTGCGTAACAGCATCGCCTACCTTATCTCCCATGATGCTGCCGCCAATTCCGCCAAGTAAACTGCCAATCAGCCCTCCCAGCGCAGTACCTACACCAGGTAATATTAGTGTTCCGATTGCTGCACCAGCCTGAGCTCCAGCCCAAGCTCCAGCCAAACCTCCCGCGGTACTGGTTGCATTTTTTACTTGAGCTGTCTTCTTTTCTTCATAGGTTAAACTGTCATCATTCTGAATCGCATATACATTATAAGCGCCACCAAGGACAGCTACTGCGGAATTACCCCGGCCTAATAATTTGCCAGAAACCCTAGCTGGAACTTTTCTGCCTTTAACCCCTGTTTTCCGACGGGCTGGCGTTTTTGTACCTTTGTTTCTGTTCGATTTTCTTCTTTCTCTGTCAAAATCACCCCCAGCATCAATATCGATATCACCTCTTTGCCCAGACAAAGTACCCAATGCTTTCAGTGCGGTTGCTGCACTACCGGCGGCGGCCGCCAAAGCAGTTACAGCCAAAGTAAGAGCAGGAAATTCAGCCGATAATTCAGTTAATCTGGTTTGAAAATTAACTAATGGTTCTACTACATTACTTCTGCCCAAAGTAGCCAGAGCACGATTTTTTTCCTGCTGCCGCTCCGGATCCGCAGATAACACAGCTAACTGTTTGGCAGCCAGACCATCAGCATCTTTCTGCAACGCATTTATTTGTGGCAGCAACAGATTATTATTCAAACTGGCATTAACAGCATCTCTGGCATCTATAGGAATAAAAGATAACAGCTTATCCTGACGCGCTTGCATCTGTTGCTGAGCATGTATATCGCCAGCATCGGCTTTTTGCTTTAAATTCTGGTAATTCCTGTCTTTAGCAAGAATATCACTGCAAACTTTAATCAGGGATTGAGCATCATTTAAGCCCTGCATATTGCCCTGTTCCCTGATTTTATCCCAGTCAAGATGTTTGCCTGATGCATCAGGGTCTTTAATTTTACTCAGAGTACTGGCCAACTCCGGATTAGCCAATGCTTCCAGCAAAGCTTTAACGCTTTTACTTGCATCGTCATTAGATTCTGATTTTTTTGATGTAGCCTGTAAGGCTGAAATTAAATAATCGATACCTCCGGTATCTGTTAGCCCCGCTTTTTTGGCAGAAGACAATAAATCTGGTAATTCACCCTGCAACTGGGCAATAGTAAATTTACCCTGACTGCTTGATGCAATAATATGATCAGAAACCGAGTTATAATCCTTATCCTGCAAACCATAATCTGCCAATGATTTGTACAGTCTGGCTGTATTTTCATGATCATACTCACCGGCGCTGGCAGCTGATCCGACCATGGTACGATGTGCATAAGGAATAGTTGCCTTAACCTGATCCAGAGTCATATCCTGCTGTAACATATCAGTGAACAGATTCAGCGCAGCCTGTGATGTACCGCCATTTCTGGCAACCAAACCCTGAATCAAACCCTGAATTTCTTTTACGCCCTGAGTTTTAATCCAGTCTGCCGATTTACTTTTATCTGTACCATATGCTTTTACAGCAGCCTGAATAACACCCGAACGTAATTTCTTCTCATCATCTATTGCCGGCTTAACTGCACCGTAGACAGCCTTTCCCCCCTTGACAATTTCACCGCCAACCGTTTTGGCTACACCCCATTTAGATGGTTTTTTTTGTTGTTCAGCGATATTTTTTTGTATTTTAGAACTTTTTTCTAATTCCTTATTTAACTCACGAATACTGTTACGAGAAGCTCTGGTTGCATGCTGAATCTGCTTTTGTGCCGCATTAGCAGTAGCAGTAAAATTCTTATATGCATTTTTAGTCTTGCCAATTTCCCGCTGTATTTCCTGTTCAGAACGTATTTGCTTCCGTAATCGCATATCCGCAGCACGTTGTTGCTCTCGCTGAACCTGCTGAATAATTCGGATTTGTGATTTACCGGCTTTCTCACTTTCCCTGACTGCAACAGCAGCTGTGCGCTTGATTTGCTGTTCTAATTTTTTTACCTCCTCAGTCATTCTAGTAATGGAGGCCTCCTGTTTTGCTAGCGACTCCTGATTTGAAGACATGTCAATACTCTCGCCTAATTGTTGATTATATTTATTCTGACTGATTAAAAATAATGGATAGAAGTGAATATGCCGGAGCAGCACCCATGCAAAAAGCCCTGCCATGAAGCAGGGCTTTAATCAATCAGGCTGATTAGCTAACAAACTATCTTTAACTGGCTGGAATGGTTTTGGCTTTCTTTGGCGTAAAGAAATAATAACATTATCATCATCATTTTTTATGCCCATACTCTCCAGAACAGTCTCAATCCAGACAGATACTTCAGCATGGCACATCGTGCTAACCATAGCCGGCGTAATCATTGATTTAGCCAGCATAATACATGCCTGTCGATAATTTTTATGAGCTATTGCATAACTACGTTGCTGTCCGCTTCCTCTGATGCCGCTGGGTCTGACTGGCCAGCGGCAATCGATTTTGAACGTAAAGATTCCATACTGGTTAAAATTGACTGATAATCTTCTGAGGCAAGGTTGTGCAATAGAAATTCAACGCTCAGATTCTCTGCATCAATACCAGAAACTTCCAATTGTTGTGCCCAATAAGCCAGTGTGGTCAAAATGGCTTTTTTTGCTCCTGATACATCTTCAATCAAACCGGTTTCTTCCAGTACTTCCAGTGCCTTGAGTTCATCTGCCAAAGTCAGCGGCTTAACAGTATAATCAAAATACATCTGGCCATTGTACGCCAGACCATAAACCAGTTTTCCAGTCTCTTTTAACATTATTCTACCACTTTATCCAATGCAAACATTTCAATATCACGACGCGCTTCATTTTCTACACTGTATTCTTCCGAACATTTAGTGCTGGTACAACCTATATAGCTGATACGTGCTTCATCTGCATTACGGGGATAAATAGTAATTTTTGCATTGGTAATATTGTCCCAGTCAATACCACTTTCATCCAGCGGAATGGCTGCACTGACACTCATTGTGTATTCTGTCACACCATCTGCATAACCACGCACTTTGCCGGACTTGTTCATGGTCTTAACTACTTTACGTCCGGTTGTCACTTCCGGTTTGAAGCTGATAATCTCCACTTCACGACCATTCACTTCCATAATTACCGCACCGGCATATTTAGCGCCTGTTTTATTTGCCATATTTTTTCCTTTATATAGACAAGGTGTTAACCTTGAAACTAACACCTTATATGATTAATTTATAAGTACAGATCCACACGTGCAGCCAGTACATGTAAGCCATTGACTACATCAGCAGGGATAACCGCATCCAAGCGGTTTGGATCATTTGGATTACGCTGTACAATCAATTTATCTTTATTTTCCAGAACTGCCTCCAGAATTTCTGCATTTTCACACTGATATAATACATCCAGAATTTCTGAGCGTACTCTCAACGGGGTACGTTCTGAAAGCTTCTCACGCGGAAAACGTAAGGCGATACGTTGGTTAACAGCATCGCGTACATAGTCAAGTGTACGAATCGTAGTGATATCCAGCAATGCTGGATCATCTGTACCCGTGGCATTTTTCACATAGGTAGATACGGCACGCATAATCTGCACCCGATTATTCACGATCTGCAAAGGCGTCAGCCCGTTATACAGAGCACTATTAAACTCAGCAAACAGAGGCCAGTTGGCATCAGCCGTTTTCCTCAGCCCTTTTATTTCCAGTGTATTGAGTGGACGAGCCGGATCATTTTCACCAGCAATTACAGCTGCATAACCCGCTGCAATAATGGCGTTGCCTTCCATGGCATTTTTATACCAGGCTATAGTAATACGGCCACTATTGATTTCATTAGCAAAAGTGGTGCCAGTACTGAGTGTACCGCGCCAGCCCATCACCCCGATACAGCCACGCTTTTCAATTGCATTGGATACCAAATCAATATGATCAGATAATTTTCTGGCATTTAAATCATCCGAAAAAGCACTACAAATAATATGAAAATGTTTGCCGGCTATCTGCTCAAGGGCAGCACCGATATCCGGATTTCCATGACCATCCTGAAATGCTTCTATATCCAGTAAAGCTTCCTCTGAGTTGGCACTGTTTCCACTAAAAGAAGCCATTAAGGCAATTTCATTACCAATCGAACCCATATTTCTGGCTGTCAGTCTGATTGCATTGCCATCAGCTTCTGCTGCTGCCAGAGTGTGCGCTTCATTAATAATGCTAACCATTCTCTCCACAACATCAGCAATGGCCTCATCATTACTTACTCGAGTCTGGCAATCAATTCCACCAATGGTTACTGTCAGGACTCCAGAATTATCTGGTAAATATTTAATGATTACACTTGCCTCAGCAGGAGTACTTTGTCGGGCATCATCAACAGCAATTACCGTTAAATCCAGATAGGGGTTATTAACAAATGCCTGTTTTACACAATAATATGCCCAGGAACCCTGGCCAAACAGGTTAGCAGCATCAGCATCACTAAATAATTGTACTGGGGTCAGTGCCGGCTGTTTGCTCTTTGACAATCTAGGTGCAATCAGTAACATTTTTTGCGGATTGGCTGGCAAGCCTCTTACTGCAGTACGCGTATTAAATTCAATATACCGACCTGGTACACGAATATCATTGCGCACAGTATCAAACTGAATATTATCAATCATTCCTTTACTCCTGTTTCATTTTTTAAATTTTCCGTTATCATTATCAGGTCACCATCAGCTACCAATCGACGGTAATAGAGACTTGCTGGAACCTTAACCGGGTTAGTTGTTATATAAGAATTAACGCGATTTTCCTTTGGCACGCGTAAACCATCTGCTGCATGAACGATCATCTTCTCTTTCATATACACTGGTTATCAATCAATTCTGTATACTTTTATTTTTTATATTCAATACCAAAGAATCAAATTGTGCTGGCGCTTCAGAATGCTTGCCGGCAAACAGACTAAATACATAATCCGGATTATTTATATCAGTGGTGTATTCTGGATAATGATCACTTTCAATCCCATAAATATCACACACTGCTTCAAATTCAACCGCGACTGTATCCAGACTTTCTGTATTGCTATCGAGTGGGGAGATAAACAGTGGACGAACCGTTTTTGGTTGCAAACCAAAGCTGTTTAATTCTTCATTTAATCTCTGCCCCGCAAGCAGGCGTAAAATCGCATAAACCAGATCATTTATATTTGCACTTGGATGAGGCTGTACATCTGTAATACGATTACATATACACACCACATAAAACCCGGCACTCAGTTCAAAACGTAGCCGTTCTGAACCTTTTGCTTTTATATGTGCCTGATTAAAGGTTAATAAAATAGCCGGTTTTTTTCTTATTTTGGTTAAAACCTCTTTATTTTCCAGCCCGCCGAAATACAAACTAACCTCATTAACCATCGAGCCCAGCCCTTGTTTCAGGCGTGTGATGATTTCACTTTGGATTTTGTTTAGCACAGCTAATTTATTTACTCCTTTCTATAAATTTAATGTATTTAACTATCATAAAATATCTAAATATGGCTTATCAATTTCTTAATCCGATTTATACTGTTTAAAACAGATTAATCAGGATAATGGCTTATAGTAATTACGTATTTATACAAATTTATTTTATGAAATAATAATTTTTCCCTGCTTCCCCAGAAATTTCATACAAATAATTAAATCTGGCTGTTGAGTATAATGCTACAACAGATATGAAGCAGGGTGTGCCTATCATCCTGATGCTCAGACATACTCGGGCAAACAACAGATACTTGCCCGAAAATGATGATATATGTCTATTTTTTGGCAGATTTTAAATTGTTCTGGCTTCTTCCCACATTTTAAATACATTGTCCTGCTGAATTTGTAAAATGTTGGTCAGAAAATTCCACCATAACTCGTTTGCCAATGCAAAGCTTTGTGTTTCAAGAATATAATTACGAATCTTGATTAATTCTATACCTGACAGTGCATTTTCAGCAGCTTCAACCAGAGCTTGCTTATTTTTACCCAAGCTAATTTCCAACTGGGAAAGCATTTGCATGCGAGACAAAGTACCGGCAGTACTGCGTTTATTCTGTAAGCGTAACTGAGCTGCATCAGCTTTTTCTACCCAGCTATTGGCTTTCTCTGACCACTGATGATAAATATCGGGACAAGGCATGGTGGTAACAGTGGCAGGTAATATGCCCGGTTCATTAATTGCTACTACTTCACCGGTTTCCTTGCTGTATGCCGTTTCGCCCCGATGGTCTTCGATATACTGCCAGTTCTCGCCTGTCCATTGTGCAATAAAGCCTTTTTTAGACACCGGTTCCTCAGCCTGAATACACAATCTGGGAATCAGATAATGGCCGTTATTTTCCAGAGGATCCAAATCTGCTGTAGTCATGCCAACAAAGTAGTTGTTTTCGTCAAGCTGGCATACAGGGATAGAGGGAGCGTAGTTTTTCATTTTTAATCCTTAAATTTTAATACAGGCTAATAATGCGATATTACGTGGTCTGGTCATGGTGAAAAAATTTCCTGACCATGCCGGTCTCTGATAACTGTAAGGTGCTGAATAAAAAGCCTTTGGCAAATCTCCAATCCACGGGTCACCAAACTTTCTTGCCGAATAGTCCATTGTCACCATATCAAAAATTTCTGGTCCTACTGGGTCATCATGACTGATCGGAGTACCGACCTGCCATCGGCCAAGCCATCTTCCTTGGTCAATACCTCTTCCATCATCATAAGCACGAATAAATTCGCCACGTAAATCCGGCAGATTAAAAGTTGTTGCTCCATCCCCTGCTCCATAATATGTGCCAAGTACAGCAAATAAACCCGCGTATGCCGTGCGTGAAACAGCCGCGCCATTGGCTTTTAACCAGCCGGTTGGTGCCCAGTCTCGTGCGAAGTACATGACTGCACCTGCGGGCGTTGCATTAATATCTTGTGTACCATCAAATGGCACGCCATTAATTTTCCGAGGGTTATATAACCTAAAAGCTGATCCTGCATTGCCAGAAGTATGCTGTTTGCCGGGCTTATTCACTCCGGGTAAATCAATATCTGTTGAGCCATCAAATGCTACACCACCAATTTTGCACGGCTTGAGTAACTTAGATGCAGTGGCCGCATTGCCTGATGTATTCTGATTACCGGGCTTGTTCACTCCGGGTAAATCAATATCTGCTGAACCATCAAATGCTACACCGCCCACTTTTCTGGCATCGGTTAGCCTGTCAGCAGTGCGTGCTCTTTTGGCCATCTCCGCATTTGTTGCCGTAGCCGATTTGTCCAGTTTATTGTCTTTTAACCATTTAGTCCGGTTGGCCAGCTGGCGAGTGGGCACATTATCGATACCATTTTCACCTCCCAATACCGGATCGGATGTTTCCCATTGATAAATGCCTTCTTCCCAGAACGAAGTTTCTTTTAAATTTGCCATTAAGCAGTTCCTTTGTTAAACGAGCCATCACGCTGTGCCTGTCCATTGTGTTGCAGCGGTACGGCGGTATAGTCCAGACTGGCCAGCACGCAGCGCGCCGGCGCAAAAGCAGCCAGCGTATGACGTAATAAAGCGGCCTGTTGATTGGTAATCGGTTTATTCAGCAAAATACGGTAATGTGCCCAGTAAGTATTATGTCCATGCACATATAAACCGGAGCGCTGAATATTCCCGTTATGCTGTTGATGATTGAGCCCTTCAATAATGGTGATTTCACCAAAACCAAGACGGCGAACGATTTCTCTTAACGACCAAGGCGTTCCCTTGCTGCGGTGAAGTTCATATGCACCTTTAATCAACTGGCGTTTGGCCTGATCGCTTTCGGCCAACCAGTAACCATTTACACCAAGAATACAATGGCTTTCAGCCAGTAGCTCAAGATGATCAGCTAGGACTAAATTTACCAGCCGTGGCATAAGCTGTGGTGTGCTGATCAGCTCCAGACGCAAGCTCAGTGTGGCCAGTGCCCGCAGGCGCTGATCGCGCTCAATTACTGCGGCATAAGTCAGCTTAGCCATCCACAGCCTCCTCAGCAATGGTGAGGATTAAATCGTTACAATGCGCCCAAGTATCGGCTGCAACTGTAGTCAGTTTAAGCTCTGGCGTGGCCACGTTATAGACACCGTCAACCTTTAATAAAGACTGAATCACCAGTGGTACCACATCCACTCCCAGCTGTTGTTCCTGACTGCTTTGATATTGCTGCCATGCAGCTTTTGCCGCAGCCAGTACCGCCTGAGCATCAGCACCAACAAACAAAGTTAATGTTGCTGCAACCTGATAATTAAAAATTTTCGGTGCTCGCACCACTACCTGATCACATAACGGGCGTACACGCTCATCAGACAGGGCTGTCTGTACTTGATGAATCAGCTCCATTGAAGGCAGGCCAGTTTTAGTGAGTATGGTTACTGCCACTACACCACCTAAGGGCTTGCCCTCTTTATCAGTATCGTTAGTCACATAAACATCAACAATGTCCTGACTGACCTGACGGGTAAAATACTCATATGCACCAACTGGACCGGCCACTGAAAACGATTCTGGTGCCAGCAGAATGCGTACCCGATAGGCATCATCACTTTCAATATCCACACCACCACTTGAGGTGGTAATATTGCTAACTTTAACCTCTGCAATATCAGACAAATGGTCTGTTAAAGTATTAATCTGCCCGGCTGACCAGCCATTACCCACCACCCCGGTTGACTGACAGACAGCAACCAGCTCAATGCTGCTATTGGTAGCAGTAAGCAAACCTGCTTCTACAGTGGCAAATATCAGCGAATCTACAGTAACTCTGGTTCCTTTTGGAATCACCACCTGTTCTTTACCGGCCAGTTTGGCCTGAAAACGCAGCGTTGTTTGTGCCGGTTGTGCCTGTAAGCGCGGAGTATGGACATCATCTCCGCATAAATCCAGCATCAGCCCAGTAGCAAAGCGCACATGCTGCTGCCGGTAAGCTTCATTGACCTGTTGCCGGGTTAGTGCCTCGCGATAGGCATAGGTATTAATCAGTAAGCGTTCAATGTGCGCCGGCTGCAATACCTTGCCGGTACGATTCTGGTAATCGGCTATCGTATCGGCCAGAATGGTTGCCAGATCATCTTCAACTATCTTTATGTCTGCCCGCGCGAGCTTAGTTAAATCTGTCATTTACGTACCAATCCAATATTTGTTTGATAAATTTCACCTGCCACTTCCTCAGCTATACGCCAGTGGACAGTTATGGTTAACTCAGGTGCCTGACCCGCAAAGCTCACACGCTCTACCATCACACGCTTTTCCCATGTTTGGATGGCCAGAATCACCTCTCGCGTCACACCGGGAATAAATACATCCTCGGGCGTATCCAGATAATCCAGATGGCTGGAACCAAAAGTCGGGCGGGTCACATCGGTGCCCTTGCGCGTCATCAAAATATTCAAAATACATTGATTAATATCATCAATACCTGTGACAATATCGCAGCCACATTCCAGTGGTGCTAACTGCCAGTGGCGAGTGCGCGGTGTAATTGTCATAACGCTTTTCCAGTAATAAAAAATCCCTGCCATCAATGACAGGGATGAAAATTGGGTTTGAATAAGCTGTTAGCAGAACATCAGTTTGGTGTACCAGTATTACCACCCGAAGTCAGGTCAGGATGAGTATGACTTTTAAGACTTTTACCATCTGCCACCACATCACCGCCTTTAACCTTAATCGTGCCAGCAATCGATGCTGCGGCACTGCCTCCGCCAGAACCAGCCATACCACCCTGATAGGTTAACTTTCCCTGTACCAGTAAGCTGCCAGTGGCTGTAGTGGATGGCGCATCGAGCGTAATATCACTGGCTTTAACCAATACCGTATCTGCTTGCACCACCACTGTACCGCTGGTCTGAATATAAACCTCGCCACTTTTACGATCATGGCTGATTACCGTACCATTGCTAAACTGTTTCATCCACATATCATTGCTCTGTGCCGGTGCGGTATCACTCTGATTGTACAAAGCACCCAGTACCACCCCACTCTCACCTCGGGCATCCAGAATACACGCCACCAGTTCGCCCTCATCTGGCAAAGAATAAAAACAGTTGCCACCAGCGGCAGCAGTAAGCATGGGCAGCCAGTCTGTATGCATATTCTCCAGTGCCGGGATATTCACTTTAAGCATATGCCTGCCGGCATCAATGGCTTCCACAAGGCCAAACTGTAAGGTCGCCCCAAATTCATACAGTTTCTGCATGTTTTTCCCCCGCATCTGCATCATCAGCAATGTATTCAATCATATTAATTTCCAGAGACGTGGTATAACCAGAACTACGGCTTAAATTGTGGCTTGCCTGCTTAATCTGATAATTTCCCGACATTTTGCCATAACCGCGCAAACGGATAATCTGGCCGGCCACCAGCTTCACATTGCCAAACAGCTCCAGACTACCGGTTACCTGGCACTGACGCGCATCAGTAAGTGCAGCATCTGCACGTGCAGTGAGCTGTTGTTGCGATTCCCCTTTATTGGCCACAATTTTCAACATATCACCACTTGCGCTCAGCTTACCCTGCGGCCGTAACGGCTGCCCCTTTCGCTTGACCGTACGCACCTGTTTGGCTTTAGTATCATAACCACAAGCCACTACCTCATCTGGAACACCTTTGAGCTGATCACGAAAACTTGCAGATTCCACATCTTCCGGCAGCAATACCAGCACTGGTTCCTGTGCCGTTAATTCCGTATTGGCAATAAAGGCTAAAGTCTGGTCGACAATTTTAAAAGTATAGCCAAACTGCTTTGCCAGCCGTGCGAGAAATTCCACATCACTTTCCTGATACTGGGTAATACGTTCAATCTCCAGATTGGCAATCGAATTTTTCAGCACCAACTGTAATCGCGCAGCCACCAGTTGCACAATTTTTTCCAGAGTCGTTTTTTCATATGCTCTTGGCTGCAAAGTGCGGCTGGCACGGGTAATCCCCGTGGATAGCGCCTTCAGGGTAATCACATTGGGCTTGAACGCATAATCAATATCGGCAATCTCAAAATTGCCCAGATTCACCATACCAGTAAACTGGTCTCCCAGCGTAAACGACAGCATATCGCCCTGATCCGGATACCAACTACGCAACCATTTGCCATCCGTATCCTCAAACGATACCGACAGCTCATCCGACTGCTCACCCAGATAATCCGTATAATTGATACTGAGCAGATAAGGCTTGATTGCCAGAGTAATATCTTTCTTTTCGTAGCCTATAGTGAAATCCGGCATCGTCACCGGATGGGTTCGTCCCAAAGTGGATACTCCTGTCAGCAGGCTCAACGCATCCATGGTGGCATATCCTCCTGCGCTGTATGCGTATCCGACTGTATGACTGGAATCAGTACCGTCAGATTGGCAGCAAACTGTTCAGCCAGTGGTAAATGCGGATTAGCAGCAATCAGCCGGTCCAGCATCGTGGCATCACCATAGTATTTATGTGCAATCAAATCCCACCGATCCCCTTCACAGGTCTGGTATTGCAAAACTGAATCAACCATAATCAGGCCTCATCCTTTCTGGCAGCCAGCCATGCCGTTAGCGACTGAGCGCCGGTAGTTGCATTGCTAATACTGTCCTCTACCATGGATAACAGTTTTTCACTGTTATCCAGCCAGTCTCCCCACTCACCACTGTCATAACCACTTTGTATTAAATTCACACATTCTTGCAGCTGATGCGCAGCCTGACCGGTATATGACAAAAAATCTGCCGCACCGGACAGCTCACCAAACCATGCACCTACCTCAGGCAAGGTATTCAGCTTGCTTAGCGTCTGGCCGCCAACAGCCAGCGCATCGGCAATCATACCCAGCCAGCCAGAAGTATTATGTTGCACGGTACGCGCACACGTAATCAGGTTCTGAATCTCAGTGACATTCTGCTCAACAGCATGATAAATACGCACCCCAGTTTGTACCGCCGCTGAAACCTTGTTAACTGCCCCTTTAATCGAATCCGGCATAAAAGAAAGTAATGGATTCTGACCCATCATGATGCCCGGTGTTGGTAATGGATTATTCGGATCACCAACAAACTCAAGCAGCTCAACACTGATTTCACGTGAGGCGGTACGCCCTTGTGCATCCTGAATCAGAGTAGTACTGCTCAACTGCTGAATCACAAACCAGCCAACAAAACGACCCGAGCCAAACACCAGCGCCAGAGCCTGCTGTGCTTCCTTGGCCTGAATCAATGCAGTATAGGCACTATCCGGATTACTCAGCTTCCAGTGCAGCAGCATACCAAAACGGATGGTGGTCAAATCATTGCCGGTAGCCTGTAGGCGCGGACGTCCGGCCAACACATCATGTTTGGCAAAGACAGCACCATGCGTTTCTTCATAACTGCTGAAACTATCCAACACTTCAAAGCGAATATCTCCTAGCATTGCATACATCAGTAACTCCTTAACTCTTTTGCCTGCATCATGCGCCGATACATCTGTTCAAATTCGCGCTGACTCAGCGCTAAAGCCTGCTGAATCACCGAACGGTCAGCATTGCCGTTAACCTGAATAGTCGGATTAAAATTAATGGTTACTGCACTGGAATCATGTCCTGCCGGATAGCGATTCTGGGCAAATTCTGCTGCATTAAGCTGCATTTTTTCATTAAGCTGAGCAGTCAACGTACCGGAACGACTTTTGAATTTCTGCTGTAAGCGCTCAGCAACCAGACCGATCGCTGTAACTGGTTTGTCTGCGCCGAGATCAAGCCCTAGATGCATACCTTCCATCAGCGAACCGCCTATGCTTTTAAATACACGGCTAGGTGAATTAATCCCTAATACAGATTTAGCCTTATTAATAATCTTACTGGCAAACTCACCTACTGCATTAATAGCCTTACTGATACCCTCAGTAAAACTTTTAACCAGACTATCAATAATATTGCGTCCAAACTCACTGAATTTTGCAGGTAAATCCTTAAAAAATTTCATTCCTGCTTCAAATTTAGTTTTAACGGTATCCCATAAACCAATAAAAAAATTCTTAATTGGTTTCCAATACTTATAAATCAGAAAAGCAGCTGCACCAATTGCCAGTGCGACTAAACCTATAGGCGTCATTAAAAAAGCCCGCCCTACGGCTATAATTCCCTGACGCAGCAGATTCAGCACAATACGGCCTTTACCCAATGCACTGAAACCCCTGCCCAGACTGGAAAAAACCGTAAACAAAGGTTTTGCTACTTTGGTAATCAAACCAAATGACTGCACAATTTTCTTAATTGGCGCAATGGCAGTACGCCCAATCGTGGCAAATGCCTTTTGCAGTAAACCCAGTGCTGAGCGCCCCTTATTGAACACCGCAAAATTCTTGCCCACACCAGCCAGCCTGCTGCCAAAAGACAACAGCTTCTGGCGCAATGAGCCGGCAGACTTTCCCACTGAGGTAATAGCGGAACGTAAACGCTGAAACACCGAACCACCCTGCTTGAGGTCACGTGCAATCTGAAAACGGGCAAAAATAGTACGTAATAGCGCCAGCGGACCAGTAACCATGGTAATAGCATAACGAACCAACAGCAGCGTCATCCGCAGCCCGGCCAAACCTACACCAAAAGCCACCACAGATTTAATCAGCGCTGGATGCTTCTGAATAAAAGGCAATACCGTATTGAGCAGCACATCTTTGGCTACCTGAGCAAAAGTATTAATATCAGGTGCCAGCGTGGCACCAAAAGCATTGCCTACCTCAATCACTGCATCGTGTAAATTACCCATACTTACAGCAAGCGTATTAGTCTGAAGCTGAGCACGCTGATCCAGAGAAGGCTGCTTACCCATTCGGGTTTGCATGGCGGCAAAACCAGCACCACCTTCCTGAGCTGCGGCTGAAGCAATCTGTCCACCACGCTTCCCGAATACCGCATCCATCATATTCAACGCAGCACGGTCACCATATTTGGCTTTAACTTTATTAAAATTCGCTTCCAGCTCACCAACAACCACATGCATATCTTTAAGCGAGCCGTCTTTATTAAACAGACTAAATGCCACACCAGATTTTTGCATCATCTGGCGCATTTCCACACTCATCGCAGCAGTAGCCTGCTGCATGGCTTTTGGCCCCTGTGCCAGCCTGTCCAGAAACTCCTCCATACCATCTGCTGCCGCAGATTTGCTGACACCACCATGTATTGCCATTCCCTCCAAGGCATATATTTTCTGCTGATTCTGTAAACCAGTCAGATGCAGCTTTTGCAAGGGCGAAGCCATAGCAGCTTGGGATTTTTCAACATCCTCCAGACTCATACCCACAGAATGCGCGACTTTCTGCACAGCGTCCAGACCAGCAGACAATTCCGTATCTTTCAGCTTATAAGTCTGCATCAACCCCTTGGCTACCGAAATATCCTCAATCTTCTTGCCAAATAACACATTAAAACTGGCAATCGCCTTCATCCCTCCTTGCAGTACCGCATCATCAGACATATTGGCCTGCTTCATACTGGTAGCAAGGTGGGTATAATCATTTTTGTTACCCTGTTGCTCAAGACTTAGCTGCGTAGCGTGGGCATTAATCTGATTAAACCTACCCATGCTGCCATCTTTCTGCATCATAGCCTGTTTCAGCCCAGTTTCCGCTGTTTCCCGTTCCATGTGAATTTTCACCGACTTCTCAACCGGCTTCATCCAGGTTGTAATCGTACTTTTGGTTTTAGCTAATTCCTCACCAATTTTCTTGCGCTGCCCCAGAATTTTGTTATGTCTGTCTACTGCCTCAGTTAGCCTATTCTGAGCACTGATTGCTTTCGCAGTTGCTGCAGACAAATTATCCATAGACTGGATTTTCACCTGCAAACTCTGTACAGACCGTCCCATCTCCTCTATTTTTCTGGTTGCCATACCAATAGCAGAACCAAAGGCTTTAACAGAACGCTGTACCTCACCAAAATCAGAAACAAATCCACTATCCATATCGGCACCAATGTATTTCATCCAATAACTCAAGAGATACTGGAATTCACCAACTTATTATTTATTATTCATATAAATCATTACCGTTAACCCATCCCCGGTTCACAGCTCCTGCTACAAACCAGCACTGAATTAACGGTACTGTCACAACGGGCAGCAACCGCTTACAGCTTGCTGTATTTAGCCTTAATCTGTCGGTTAGCCTGTTGCTGCCATTGTAAAATTTCATCCAGAGACATCTCATCAATATCTGCCGGAGAAAAACCAAACCACCACGCTAAATCCGCAGCAGCCTGATAAAAACCATCCCAATCAGTGAGTACCCAGACAAAACTGACGCACCAGCGTGTAGTCCTCCCACGACAGTTCATCAAAATCTTCACTTTGCAGGCCTGAAGCCATAGCCAGACACTGTGCTTCCTGCAATACCGCATTATCCGGATACTGCTCAGCAGCACGTTTAAAATCCTTAACCCGTACCCGGCGCAGCGTTAGTTCCGTTACCACACCATTCGGCGTTTGCAGCGGTTCCGCCAGCTTGATAACCTTACCTGTACCCAATTGTTCTTGCAGCTGTTGCGCTTCAGTTTGTGCCATATCTATTCCTTGAATCATCAATAAGCGCCGAAATTCATCCAGCGTAAAAAAAGCATTTCAACTATAAAAAACGCTCACCCTGATAAGCAGAGTGAGCATTTAACAACATCATTACCAATTGAAAATAACTACATACCGATATTTGCGCGCATCTGCGCCAGCATGTCCACACCATTTACCCGATACTGATTGGTAAACGCGTTGTAATACAAAACCTCACGGCCGGAAACTGTCTGATGAATTTCCGTAGCCTGAAAAGTACTGGCAAACTCTGCCTTTTCTTTTGGTTTATAAGTACCTAACGGATTTTTGCTGAACGTAGCCATCACCATAACCACCATCGGTACTTCTGCGGCCAGACCGGAAGCATTAAATGCCTGCACATTGGCACGTACCATCAACTGGCACGCCTTAAACGGGTTATAAACCTTAGTGAACACATCCGGATAAAAGCTGTTCCAGGTAATTTCCCCCTCCAGCGCCTCAATACCACTGGGCAGTTTCACCGAACCTACCAGCCCTAATCCCTTGGTTTCTGTTTGTCCAACAGAAATATCCGGTAATTTAAACTGACTGGCACGGCCTAACTGACTATTACCATTAACATAAACATTGGCATTATAAATTGCATTAAATTCTGTCATAACTGATTCCTAAGCGGCAGACTGATTACTAATCAAATTAGCCAGATAAGTACGGGTCATCACACTGGTATTGGTGATACGTTCTGCTGGCAGTTTAGGGGTATAGTCATACTTGATTGGTACCTGCCCTTTACTGAAAGCATCAGCCAGATCATAGTCATAATCCAGACTCACACTAAAACCAACAATACTCTTGAGTGTACCCAGATAAGTACGTACCGTACCCAGCAGGCTGTCAATCAGCGCATCATCAATAGGCAAATCAATGTACTGTAACTGCGCACGACGAATCGACTCATCAATCAAATCACCAGTACGCTGAGCGGTTTCAAAATTCTTGATATGCGTTACTGTCGGGAAACAGGCCAGACGGTTACCCCATAAGCGGAAACCAGTGCCATAGCTGTTAAATACCGTAGTAATCCCCTTTTCATTCAGGCGATTGGTTTCCGCCTGCGGGTCATCAATCCGTGCTGTCAGCGACACTTCCATACCGGTTACGCCCAAAAGCTCACGATTGGAAATACTGAACCAGTAGCCCTGATTCACATCAGTTTTCATACGCAAACCGGCAGCATGCGTGGCCAGACTTTCCAGCTCGCCGCTGGAACCGGTAACATACGGATAAAATAACTGCGCGCGGTCTGAAGAAGTCTGGAAATTAATATTTCCAAGCGAACCGCGTCCCTGAATCGCCTGCGTCAGCGTAGTGCCTTTTGGCGCAGCAATATAGGCAATTGCTTCCAGTTTGTCTGCCAGCGTTACCATCGCTGCGGCCACAGCCGCATCTGCATCATATTGCGGCACGATTACAATCTTCGCATCCGCACCCAGGCGGGTAAAACCTTCAGTAAGCAGTTCCATACCCTTGCGCTTACCGGTTGCCGCTTCATAGCCACCGATAATATCCGCTACCGTTACCTTGCTCGGGTCAAGATAAGTATAGGCAATCGACACGTCCGAACGCGGCTGAACAAAAGTCAGCTCACCAGTTTCCTGATTCAGCGTGTAATCAGTGCCTTCAGATAAAGTCTGATTACCTGCCTGCACCGTATAACCAGCCTGTACAGCCGGATGCGCTGTTTTTGCCATCAACGTATCACTGTCGATAACCAGAGCTTCAGAATCAACAACGGTTTTATGTTTGGCCGGATCCAGCACATTGACCACATAAGCCACACCAGACTGATAACGCGTCCAAATATTAGCCGCATCAGGCAAAGTAAAACCAGCTCCTGTCACAGAACCAAATTGACTAAAATCCTTAACTGTCTGACACACCGTCAATTCATTTACTGCACCAGACATACCCGTACCAACAATCGCTGTAATCGCCCCATCTACGGTATAGACCGGACTACTGCCGCCATCAATACGGATTGTTTCAACACCATGCAAATAAGCTGCTGCCATGATGATTATTACTCCTTCGAAGTTACAGATTGTGAAATAGCTTTGGTCTTAATCTCACCACGAGTCGGTATAGATTTGACCAGATTTTGCTGATTAACCACCGGACGCTGCTCCACTTGAAGCGTCTCAGTGCGAGCGCATAACCGATATCGCCAAACCCCATCGGCCTCCCCCAGAAAGCGCTCACTCAACAACCGGATTTGCTGGCAATGGTCAGGCTGAAATCCCACCAAAGCCAAGCGTAAAGAATCAAGTAAATCCAGCACACCCTTCTCATTTTCCAGAGAACGAGCAAAAACCGCGAAACGCAACTGCAAGCGCCTTTCCTGTGTAATCAGGTCAGTAGTACATGGCTTACTGAATTTACTGCGCTGATAACCAATCAGCACTGCACCCAACGGATGAACAAACTGATAATTCTTTAAATTATTTGGCATCAGCTGTACCGAATAATCCGGCAGAGCCTGCTGAATATGCACCAGCACACTGTCCAGAACCGAACGGGTTAAATTCATCCTCCACTCCTCATGCAATACCGCAGGCACAAAAAAACCCTCACAACCAAAATTGTGAGGGCATAATTTTTAGCGGCTAAAATTAATTACAACTCAAGCCTGTCAGCAAAAATAAATAAAATAATCAAAAAAATCAGAATATCAACTCTGACAAACCAAACATAAAACTAATACAGCCAACCCAAATACCAGCATATCAATAAAAAGCAGGCTGGAGTAAATACAAAATATTTAATACCAATAGCATTAAATATAACATTCACAAAAAAAGCTGCACAGGCAGCTTTAAATAATCAATCTGGCGGAGAGGAAGGGATTCGAACCCTCGATACGCTATTCACGTATACACGCTTTCCAGGCGTGCGACTTCAACCACTCATCCACCTCTCCGTGAGAATGGAATTGCGCGCATTATAGCGAGAGCGTGGCTTTCTGGCAAGAACTTCAGCAACACAGCGCTTATAAAATCAGCGATAACAATCCTGCCGCAATCAACGGCCCTACCGGTACACCGCGTAAAAAAGCTACGCCGATAATGGTGCCAATCATCAAACCGGTCACAATTGTTGGGTTAACCTGCATCAATTGCACCCCACGCCCACCAAGCCAGGCCACAACTGTACCCACCACCACGGCAGCAATGGTTTTCCAGCTAGTTACCAACGCAGCAATCTGTGCCGGCTGCACCTTGCCCGTAATCAACGGCGCCAGCACACCTATCATCAGCAGCATAATACCCAGTTGCAGCCCATACTTTTCCAGTACCGGCGCATATTTAAGTAACGGCGTTTGCTGTACCAGCAAAATAATTAACGCTGAAATCGTTACTGAAGGATTATGTCCCACAATCCCTAACCCCACAAACAACAACAGCAACAGAGCATTTGCATTACTTGCCCAGAAAGACATATTTATCCCCTGCTTAAAGATTATTGAAAATAGTTTCCATATGCGTATCCAGCCAACATCGCAGCTGACCAACACAAAGGTGTCAAACAATAAACCATAATCAAAGCATGAGCAAACTCAAACCTCTTTACCTGAAGCCTGTCCCACTTCATGAGGATTTAAACGCGCCTCATCTTCCTGCCCCAAACCTACCAGACTGCGCAGCCGCGTCATATAAACATTCACGTCCAACCCCTGACCATAACGTTGTGCCTGCCAGATTGTTTCTGCCAGTGCCTCAATCATATCGTGTTCTGCTTTCACCCAGTCACCCGCATACTGCTCACACAAGCGCTGATGAATAGCGGCAATCCCAAACGGCTGATCAATCGCTACCTGTTCCTGTACCGATAAATGCAGCGACAAATGCAAAAAAGGATTCGTTTCCCCTTCTTCCGGCCGCCATGTCCGGGTTAAAAACTGTTCAACATTTTCCAGATAGGGCGCATACTCAGTATGTGCAGCAATAATCCGCAACGCCTTCTGCTGTAAAGCATCCAGCAACTGCGGCTGCTGACGCTTACGCCACACATCAGCGAAAAAACGGCGCACATCATCCGTATTGACATCATACATAACAGCATTCATTCCAAACAAAATAATGCAAATTATAAATCAATGCCGCCAACATCGATAATTTCCTGCCAGCTTGTCGGCTAGCATAAAATCCATATCTGAATTATCTACAAAATCAAATTATGCAACAATCAATTAACAGTAACTAACAGCAAAGTATTCATCTCTATCCGTATAATTTCCTGTATAACATAAATATTTTGCTAATTATCAGCACCATAAGGAACGTAAAAAAGTAGCTGGCAGGCGATTGGATATTCAAATCATCATGAATTCATCATAAATATAGGTGCTAGCGGATAAAGCCAATCTTGTTTACCAACAGCTTAAGTCATTTGCAGCAAATTATTATGGCATACATTTTGCCTGCACTGGCGCTTTGCTTTTTTCACAATAAGCTGCACCCTTGGCATGAAAAACGATATAATGTCTGGTTGCGGCGTACTCGCAGACAAAATAAGGATCTATTCGCGGGTCAATATCCCATATTGCTTTTTCTTTTTTAAATTCAGGCACTAACTCTGCATTATCAGTTATTGGGCCATCATATAGGCTGGCATTAAAAAGGCGGTAAACAGCGTGTTTATCAGAAAAAGTTGCTGGGCAACTCACAACAGGGGTTTGAGCATGACAATTAATTGATACTATGCTGAGTAACAAGCTGGTAAATAATATTGCTATTTTTCTGTTATTCAATAACATAGAATTTAATCCTATCATTTGAAACATAACCCACCCTCTGAGTTCAATTTCACGATTCTGCAAGAGCTGCCCATTCCATTGTCCATAAAAATTGATAACCCATGCAGTTTGATTGATATTTTTTGCATCATAACAATACCATATACATAAGTATCAGTAGATAAACTACCCTTTTTCACTAACAGCTTAAGTACTTAGCAGCAAAATCTTATTGCATACAATTTGCTTGCACAGGTACTCCTTTTTTTTCACAATAAGTTGCCCCCTTAGCATCAAGAACAATGTAATGATTGGTTCCGGCATACTTGCAGACTAAAGAGGGATCCATTAGTGTATCGAGAACCCATAGTTGTTTATCTTTTTTAAATTCAGGTACTAACGTTACTTTCATACATATTGGACCATCAAATAATCTGACATTAATAAGCCGGTAAGTACCGTGTTCATCAGAAAAAGTTGCTGGGCAACTCACAACAGGGGTCTGACCATAGCTATTGATTGATACTATGCTAAGTAATAAGCTGGTAAATAATATTGCTATTTTCCTGTTATTCAATAACATAATATTGTTTTCCGTCATTAACAATTTTACCATGACCTCTGAATTCAATCTCACGATTCTACAAGAGCTGTCCATTCCATTGTTCATAAACACTGATGTCCCTTGCTGTTTGATTAGGATGTATCACATCAAAACTATGTTATAAACATAAGAGTCAGCAGATAAAATACCCGTTTTCACTAACAGCTTAAGTACTTAGCAGCAAATTGTTATTACATACATTTTGCCTGCACTGGTGCATTGGTTTTTTCACAATAAGTTGCCCCATTGGCATCAAGAACAATGTAATGATTGGTTCCGTCATAGATGCAGACTAAGGAGGGATCCATTCTTGTATCGAGAACCCATATTTCTTTGTCATTTTTAAATTCTGGCTTCAGCTGTACTTTCTTACATACAGGACCATCAAATAGCTTGGCATGATAAAGGTGATAAATAGTGTGTCTATCAGAAAAAGTTGCTGGACAACTCACAACAGGGGTCTGAGCATGACAATTGATTGATAATAGGCTAAGTAACAGGCTAGTAAATAATGTCGCTATTTTTTTGTTATTCGATAACATAAAATTGATCTCCAACATTAGAAACATAACCCCACCCTCTGAATTCAATCTCACGATTCTGCAAGAGCTGTCCATTCCATTGTTCATAAACACTAATGCCCCTTGCTGTTTGATTAGGATGTATCACATCAAAATTATGTTATAAACATAAGAGGCAGCAGATAAAATACCCGTTTTCACTAACAGCTTAAGTACTTAGCAGAAAATTGTTATTGCATACATTCTGCCTGCACTGGCACTCCTTTTTTTTCACAATAAGTTGCACCCTTAGCATCAAGAACAATGTAATGTCTGGTTCCGGCATACTCGCAAACTAAAGAGGGATCCATTAGTGTATCAAGAACCCATAGTTGTTTATCTTTTTTAAATTCAGGCACTAACGTTGCTTTCATACATACTGGACCATCATATAGACTGACATTAATAAGCCGGAAAATACTGTTACCATCAGAAAAAGTTGCTGGGCAACTCACAACAGGGGTCTGAGCATAGCAATTAATTGATATTATGTTGAGTAATAGACTGGTAAATAATATCGCTATTTTTCTGTTATTCGATAACATAGAATTGATCCCCATCATTAGAAACATAACCGTGACCTTTAAAAGAAATCGGACGATAATGTAAAGGCATACCGTTCCATTGGTCATAAACATTAATACCTGCTGCGGTTTGATTGATATATATTGCAGCATGACCATAGTATTTACCTCTACTGTCAAATGTCGCAATCGCGGTACCTGGTCGAATACTATTATTACCTTTAACTCGGGCGCCCTTTTTCCAGATCGTAGTTTGTGGTGCTTTCGCAAAATATTTTACAACAGCAACACATTCATGGGATTCTCCGACATAAATTCCATGTTCGCGATCTCTTTTGTCGTTCTCATCAACGATTTTCTTAACATCATTCAGATTCGCCAAATAAGCCATGCATTTTCCTTAATTAACATTATGTGGTTATCTCGAAGCCGGACAGCTTGCCTCATCAACCATCTTGATAAAAAATGTAACTAAATGTTAGTTTATTGGAAATTAGCACTCATAGCAATAGCAATTATTAGCAGTTTTTATTCAGACGAATGAATAAAATGCCAATGAAATTTTTACTTAATTACTGATTAAAAAAGATGTTATTCCCTCTTAAATTTATTTTTAGTCTGATTTTTAAATGCCGATTGATGGTAGTAATTAGCTTAAAATCAGCTTATAACTTTATGACTATGCATATACACCAAAAATAAAGTATAATTGGCAAACCATCTGGGGGCGACCTTGGTTTCGACGGGGGTTGCAAAGCAGATGCGTGCATACCGGGGTCTCAGATTCCCGTAAAACACTGAATTTATATAGTCGCAAACGACGAAACTTACGCTTTAGCCGCTTAAGGCTAAACGTTGCAACGGTTCGCCAATGGGCCGTGTGAGGCAACTCACCGCAACGACATTTACATTGGCTGGTTTAATGTTGTGTTGTCTGGCATTGAACGAGATTTACGGCAACTGGTTTACAAACAGCCTGTCTGTCGGCGGTTTGTAAATAAGATTCGAAGTTGGCAAGACTAAGTATGTAGATCGCTCTGTAGAGGACTTTCGGACGGGGGTTCGATTCCCCCCGCCTCCACCACTTATCCTACCTATTTTTTAGATACGACATCTAAATTTATTAATTACTGCGTTTCGCCTTTCATCTGCATAGACACAGCGATAAAAATATCATAAACAATTCACCCACCTCAGAACGCAAAAAAGCTCCCATTTAGGGAACTTTTTAATCAGCTGTTTAAGGTGAAGCATACCTATTAATTGATTTAAATTATAGCTATTTTTCTGGTTTACGTCAATATAATATATATTAACATATTGAAATAAAAATAAATTTAGTTTATAAATTGATTTGATGCTATATCAATTAACCAATACTTATTTCAGTGAGATAACAACATAATATTGAATATATCATTGCAGCCAAAATCATATCATCAGCTATAGGCCGTCGTACAATCCATACACACTATGGCAAATCCGTGCTCATAAACCCTAAGCACAGTATCCCCGAAAAAAAACAAATTAATGTCTAAATCTAATAATAGAACAGCCTGATAAGCCGGTTATCATAAATGGTAAATTATCTGATTAAATCAATTTTATAACTGTCTGAATATCATACACTCCTTGCCACTTGCTCTATCAGAGTCAAACTGTTTAGAAGAACTCAGTTTTACTGTTAGATTAATCAATTCACCTAACATTTATCAAAGCTCTGATCTATAGCAAATTGACGCAAAGCATAACACAATAAACTGATATTTAGCAGATAATCATCAACAAGCTTGACGAGTGGCCAAGTAATGCCAAGCAGGTCTGTCATATCTCAAAATGTGGGTAATCCTTACTGCTTTTCCAGTCACCACCCCATATAATTCTTACCCCCAGCTCAGCAGCAGCCTGTTTCATAGCCGCAGCAATCAAGTGAAATTTTTTCAAATCATTCCAGTCAATCGGATACGGAATCAAATCTATAGCCCTGCCGGTAACATGTTTACTGGCAAACGGATTATTTAACCAGGTTACTTTACTCAAATCCGGCTGCGCATATTTAGCAGGCACACCTTTCAGACTGCATTGCTGCGCGGTTCGGCCCTTGCCATAATTAATACAACACTGTTCATGCGTGCGCAGACCTTCCGTCACCATAAAATCCTGTCTGGTCAGTTCAATTGCCCGTTTGACTACCTTAACCAGACTAGCATCTACCCCATATAAACGTTGCAATGATCGATTACTCAATTTATACATTTTTATAATCCATAAAAAAGCAGCCCTCAGGCTGCCGGACACTTATTTATAATTATTCTTTTGTTGACTCATCACTACCAACAAACCGCTCTGCTTTTTTGCTCACAATATTAATTATGCGCTGTGCCAGTTTCGGTGCGGCTGCCTTGAACGCATCTAAAAATGACGTTGTTGACATACCGGCAAACACACCCACACTGGCAAAAAGCCATGGATGATTTTGCGGGAAAAAATAATCGGTTACTGCCGCAGCAAATATCATTCCCAGCAAAACAAACAAAATCGTCATAAACCAGCCATAACGTTTGTAATCTGTAACCAGTAAAGAACCAGCCAGCCCACCCATCAGCGCAAATAAAATACAGACCGAAAAAGCATCTTTCACTAACTCCATACTTTATCGTCCTTTATATTTCAAATCTTCAACCCGTTTTGTGTAGTTGATCAAATTACGCCCTGCCAGTGCACACACCACGGTTAACACAGGATAAGTAGTCATGCCTGTTGTTAAAGGCGGGTATGATGCCCAGAACGTAGCTGATATTACAGCCCATATCAGTGCAGATAAAATCAGTAAATAACCAGAAAGCACACTACAACGATTGGATTTAAATATCGCTATAATCAGCTGCAACAATGCCACTCCAATCAGTAATATCGACAATGTATAAGGGTGCAACAACAAAAAGCCTTTATACAATTTCAGATTAAAAACTTCGCTGCCACCCAGTAGAAACATGCCAGCAAAACCTATCATAATCAGCGCACTGGTAACTGTAATTACCCGTGTACCTGTACAAAATAACCATTTTTGCAATTTATCAGGCAAAAACCTCAAGTCCAGCAGCGAATGAAGTAGCTGCAATGCCAATTCCACATTTTTCAT